TAAAAAAGAAAACTATGAGAGTATGTGGAATATTCTATGTGCTCTCACTATTTATTAACGAATGTAATCACTTTGGAGGATTTTTTAAATGGCATTTTGGAATGAAAAGATCTTAGAACCTAAGAGGAAATTCAGATGGATTCTGAAGGTAGACGGGATCGATTACTGGACAATCAAGAAGGTAGATAAGCCTTCGTATACTGTTTCTACAGCAGAGCACAACTTTATCAATCATAAGTTTTATTTCCCCGGCAGAGTAGAGTACAACGAAATTTCGTTTACCATTGTAGACTCAGCAAATCCAGATGCCGCTGAAACTCTTAGGCAAATTCTTTTTGCTGGAGGGTATAGACTTCCGAAAGATGAAAATGTTGCAACCCAATCTATCACTAAGCACGGTGCAGTCACTGCACTCGGAGATATCCAGATCATGCAGCTTGGTGGTGGTGGTAACTCTTCTTCTGGCGCCGGAACTGGTACCGTAAGTGGCGTTAACGATGAAGGGCAGGTTCTTGAATTTTGGACTCTGCACAACGCCTTCATCACAAGTATCGAATTAGGTGACTTGGACTATGAGTCTGACGACTTGGTTGAAATCACTGTTAAAGTTAGATACGATTACGCACAACTCAACGACACCAGCATTTCCCCATCTGCAGGTCCGCTTGCAGTCGGCGGTGTGGGCCCCGTTGGATTCACTCCAGCAGCTACCGGTGAAGATCCAGACAGACAAGACTAATATTTTAATTCTCAATTGGAGGTTTAATGAGAAATAACGATGAGAGAACAGGGGCTGTTCCTCAAGTAGACAGTCCCGCTCCTTCTCAAGAAACGGAGCAAAGAAGTGGCGGTTTAAGCTACGTTGCACCAACCGAGTTTGTTGAAATACCCTCAAGAGGCAGATTTTACCACGAAGGACATCCCCTTCGTGGCGTGTCTTCTGTTGAAATTAAACAAATGACGGCTAGGGAGGAAGATATTCTTACCTCCAAAGCGCTTTTAAAGCAAGGTGTGGCAATCGACAGGTTTCTACAATCTGTTTTGGTTGACAAGAAAATCACACCAGAAAATCTCTTAGTAGGAGATAAGAATGCTTTGATTGTCGCTGCCAGATGCTCTGGTTACGGCAATGAGTACGGCACAAAAGTTACATGTCCCGCATGCCAGTCCACCAACGATGTTGCAGTGGATTTGCTGGAAGCTAGAATTCCACGCCATGGATATGTTGACTCAGAAGCAGGCTCCGACGCACTCGATGGTGTGGAAGGCCCAACTACTACTGGAAATTATATTATTACATTGCCAGTGACTAATGCTAGAGTTGAAGTTAAGTTGATGAATGGTAGAGATGAGAAGGCTTTCACAAAAAGACTTCAGATTCGGAAGAAGAAGAAGCAAGGCGAGGCAATGCTCACCGATCAATTTAAGACTTTTATTGTTTCTATAAATAATGTCAACATTGCTAAGCAGATGTTCCAATTCATTGACAATCTGCCTGTTAGGGATTCACGCTTTCTGCGAACGGCTTATAACAAAATTTCTCCTGCAATCGAACTCAAACATGATTTCGAGTGTACGGAATGCGGCTATGAGCAGGAGGTAGAAGTGCCCATAACGGCGCAGTTTTTTTGGCCTGACTCCTGAGTTTATGGAGAATGTCTATGAGCAGTTTTTCCTAATGAAATATTTTGGTGGATGGAGCTTCATGGAGGCTTACAATCTACCAGTTGCTCTAAGGACTTGGTTCATGAAACGACTAGCCAAGCAGCTTAAAGACGAAGCTGATGCGAATAAAAAAGCAATGGCAAAGTCAAAACGTGGGAGATAAGCGGTTGTTAATCAACCGCTTTCTTTTTATATTGACTATTTAATTTGTATTTTACGGTGGATTTGCGCATGAAAGAATTTAAATTTGAGTTCCCCCCTCCAAACGAAGTTAATGAACACAACCTTGGACGGGCGAAACCTTACCATTATACATTCGGAGTTACCTTGAAGCAGCTTATGCAGAAGATGTTTGGAGGTGAACGCGTTCCAATACTTGTCAAAGGCACAATGAAGCAAGTTAAGGCTTTTGCACGCGCCTTGGTGCATGAAAAAGATTACTACAAATACTACAAGATGTATGGGTTTGCAGACCCGAAAACTTATCGATCTAGGTATCGTTTAAAGCAGGCTATCAGACAATTTGAAAGACGTACAGGTATGAAGTGGCCTCTAGAACATAAGTAAGGAGCGCTTAGTGCATGAATATTAAAATATTAAATACAATATTGGAGCAACTTAAGGCAGAAGGCGCCTCCGAAGATGTTCTCAAAGAATTAGAAAAGTTTATAGCCGATGAACAAAATAGAGTTAAAGTCTCGGCAGGGCAGGCTCAGGCTGAACTTGATCAAGCAAGAGCGGAAGGCTTAGCGGGACACCAGAGATACGCAAAAGAACTTCAGAACCAACAAAAAGCCCTTAATGATGGGCTGTCTGCACTGAATAAGCAGCTAACTGAAGATTTAGACGAAGAAACCAGAAGGCGAATCCAAGGGCAAATCCTAGAATTGGAAGCCATGGAAGAGCAAGTCAAGCAGCGCGAGGAATTTGCTCAGAAGAGTCAATCATTCCTAGAGGGCAAAGGCTTAGTAGTAGACTTTGATAGCTCTCCAGTTGGCAAATTCTTAAATGACATGCCGGGAGCCTTCGAAGCTGCAGCTTCTGCGATGGGTTCAGCTATCCAGCCGGCAAACTTATTTGCAGCCGGCGTCATGCAGATGATGAGCGCAACCAAAGACTTAATGTTTGCGTTTGATGATGCATCGACTAGCCTTATCAAGCAGACGGGAACCACCGGAGAATATAATGACTTGCTGTATGACTTGCAAGAGTCCAACAAGATGTACGGAGTCACTGTCGGTGAAGCTGGCGAAGCAATTGGCGCACTGCATACCACAATGGCTGGCTTTAATCAATTGGGTGCTGAACAACAAGCAACATTAGCCACGACAACTGCACAAATGAAAGCCTTCGGCGTCGAAGGTGGAGCCGCCGCTAAATCTTTCGATAATATGATTGAAGGTATGGGAATGTCCGTCACAGAGGCGAACAATGTGCAGCAAGAAATGATTGCTATGGGCGGAGCCATCGGCGTATCCGCTGGGCAGATGACAGACGACTTCAACAAGGCTGCATTTGAGATAGCTAAGTACGGCCCAGGGGCGATTGATGTCTTCAAGGGCATGGCTGCAGCCGCTAAGTCAACAGGTGTCTCTATGGACAGCCTGATGCAGATAACAAAACAATTTGACACCTTTGAGGGCGCAGCCCAATCCGCTGGAAAGTTAAATGCGATTCTAGGCGGTGGAGTTGTCAATTCTATGGACTTGCTGAACGCCACAGAAGAAGAAAGAGTCAGGCTCCTTATTCAGTCTGTTGAGCAGTCTGGGAAAAATTGGGAAAACCTTAACCGATTTGAAAAACAAGCAATTGCAAGTGCCGCTGGAATCCAAGATATGTCAGAGGCAAACAAGATATTCAGTCAATCGCTCGGAGCCTATGATGAAATGCAGGCAAAAGCGAAAGGGGCAGAGGCAGAGCAGGCTAAGCTAGAAGAACGAGCCGCAGCCGGTGTCTCTTTCCAAGAAAAGTTAACTATGCTAGGACAGTCATTCGCTGTCGCCTTTATGCCACTTCTAGAATTTCTTCGGGGATTCATGGACACCATATTGATGATTAACGACGCCACTGGAGGATTATTCATTCCAGTCTTGGTGGGCTTAATCGGAGTCGTTGCCTTGCTGTCAAAAGCGACAGCAATCAATAATGCCATTCTGGGAATCAGTAATGGGATTATGGCAGCAAGAGCTACAATTACAGCTATCACAACTGGAAGTCTTGCCGGCTTAGCTGGAGCCGAAACCGGAGCCGGCGGTGCTGCCGGCGGTGCCACAGCCCCAACGTTAGCTATGGGTGCAGCGATTAAAGCACTGATGCCCCCGCCACAATTAGTACTAGCTCTTCTGGGGATAGGCGCAGCATTCTTGGGTATTGGATTGGCAGTCGCTGGTCCGTTGATTGCTTTGGCAATGATAGTCATGGCGTTAAAAGACTTGTTCATAGTAATGCTTGAGGCTCCAAAGGCTATTGGACAAGCAGTCATTGGCATGCTCGGCTTCGCCGCCGGCGCAGCGGCGGCAATGGTAATACTTGCCGTGGGACTGGCATATTCCGTTGCTATCTTAGCGCCATGGGCTCCATTAATGTATGCCCTCGCCCCAGCGCTGATGCTGATGGGTGTGGCAATGGGCGCAGTCGGAGCCGGCGTCTATCTTTTTGCAGTGGGACTTAACAAGCTGGCAGAAGCTGTCGGCGCCTTTGCTGATATCAGTTTCGAAACTTTAACTCAAGCGGCGATTTCTTTAGCGCTTTTTGCGGCTATGCTAATTCCACTTGCTTTGCCGCTCGCACTCGCTACAGCTATGGTTGGAATCCCATTGTTTATATTTGCTCTTTCGTTGCAGATGTTCGCGGAAGGCTTGGCAGCGTTCAATGAAGTCGGATGGATGGCGATGCTTAAGGCTGTTGTTGGGCTTACTGTACTAGCCTTTGGGCTCATGAAGCTGGCTGTGCCGATTGCTGTCGCCGGTAGCATGGTTGCTATTCCGTTGATGATGTTGGGTGTAGGCTTGCTTATCTTTGCATATGGGCTTAAAGCATATAATGATGTTTCTTGGATGGCAATAGTTAAAGCTGTTGCCGGATTGTATTTCTTAACATCGCTGTTGTCTGCCTTGACAGTTCCAATTATGGTTATTGGATCACTAGTTGCAATTCCGCTTATCTTGATGGCTATTGGACTTTTCGCTTTTGCACTTGCACTTAAGCAGTTTAACGATGTAGGGTTGTCGGCTATTCCTGCCGCAGTCACTGGGCTGTATTTCTTAACAATGATGCTGGCATCCTTAGCTCTCCCAATATTTGTCATTGGGAACATGGTTGCCATCCCGCTTCTCTGGATGGCGTTGGGCTTGTTTGGATTCGCTATCGCCCTCAAGCAGTTTAACGATGTAGGATTATCAGCCATCCCCGCAGCAGTCGCAGGACTGTGGCTCTTGACGTGGAGCTTGGCTAAGCTAGCTATACCAATATTTGTCATTGGTAACATGGTTGCAATTCCGCTTCTTATGATGGCACTCGGATTGTTTGCCTTCGCCATAGCACTCCAGCAATTTAATAACGTAGGCATTGGGGCTATTCCAATAGCTGTCGCTGGGCTATGGCTCTTGGTGTTGTCGCTGTTTAAGTTGGTAGTGCCTTTGGCAGTTGTTGGTACTATGGTTGCTATGCCACTTCTTATGCTTTCCGCTGGATTGTTTGGGTTTGCTCTGTCGATGCAACAGTTTAATGGCGTAGCCGCAACTGCAATCCCAGCCATGGCTGCGTCCTTGTTCCTGCTCGGCGTTGTCCTCGCAAAAGTTGGAGTCCCACTAATAGTTATTGCACCAATGATTTGGTTCGCCCTAATGCAATTGGGCGCTGGGCTGTTCATCTTTGCGACTGGATTGGCTGCGTTTAATAATGTCGGCATGGGCGCCATTCTAATAGCCATTACTGCGCTAACGCTGTTTGGACTTGCAATGGCATGGTTTATTATGACAGGTATTTTGGCAGCAATGATTGTCGGATTCCAGTTGTTGGCGATACCACTGATGATGTTTGGCGCAGGATTGTTCTTTGTAGGACTAGGCTTGCTCATGATTCAAGCAGGAATCCCCGGCTTGATGGCTCTCTCTAGTGTGCTAGAGGTTATCGCTGCTATCGCTCTTAGCGGAGCAGTGGCAATGGGAGTCCTCGCGGCGTCCATTATGGGAATCGCCTTCGCACTAATGTTCATTCCAGTGGAGAAAGCAATTGCCTTCTCAATGTCTATGGATAGCTATGGTGCGGCAATGGCTGCAGTCGCTTCTCTCACTCCTGAGTCGGTTGAGGCAGCAGAAGCTATTGTGGAGACTGCCAGACAGTATGTTGAAGTGCAGGCAGAGATGCAATCCCCAGACGAAGATGCGTTCCTGCAAGCTCTCAAGCAAGTCTTCGGCGGTGGCGAAGGCGGAGAAGGTGGCGGAAGAGATATTGTGCTCAAGCTTGACAACAGAGAATTCGCCCGTGCTGTAGATGCAGCTATTACTAGCACTCATTCTTTGAGCATTGACTAATTACCTATAAAGAGGGCTTATTATGGCAAATTCACAATTTCCCGGCTTGGATGGCTTTCGCCCAGTTAATGGACCAGACGGCAATCCTTTAAGCGGAGCAGATGAATCTAAAGCGATGGCAGCATACGGAGAAGATCCGTCAAACGCACTAGCAGATGGTACTCATAAGCAGCAAAAGCTAATGATATATCACATTCCAACAGGAGAGACTATTGCATTCAAGGCATATATTGAAGGCTATTCTGATCAGTACACTTCAGAGTTTTCAGAAGAGGTTGTCTATGGGCGAATGGATCCTATCGTGCAATATCAAGGCACAAAGAGAGTTATCTCGCTGGACTGGGTTGTCCCTGCATATTCACCATCAGAGGCTCAGTTAAATCATGAAAAGTGCGCTGCACTATTTTCCATGATGTATCCGCTGTATGACGGCGGCGCCGATGTTTCAAACGCGAACACGATTAGTGTCGCCCCTGTTTTTAAAATTAAATTCGGAAACTTAATTACGGATCCAAAGCACAGAGATACTGACAGCGCAGAAGAGGGAGGGCTGGTAGGAACCATCACCGGGTTCACTTATTCTCCAGATTTCGAACAAGGCTTTGTCGATGGCTCCGGTGGTAATTTGCTGCCAAAAGCCCACAAGCTCAGCATAGAATTTACTGTATTGCACACACACGGACTGGGTTTCGACAACTACGGTAGAAAGCGCGAATCCAAGTATCCTTATGGTGATGGAGCCGCATCCTCCGCCGGCGGTGGTGGTGGACCAACAGGCATACCCGAAGTGGACGAGGCTGCAGAATCGGGCGTAACGGGAGGCTAACACATGAGAAATGACGGAAGAAGAGTTGTTGTCAACAATGTAGATTTGTATGAAGAGATGCTTGAGGAAAGAGACTTGAGGTACTTCAGACACTACGTTACGCCAAATTTTAAATACCCGACAGCAGAACAGATGAGAGAGATTCACACGCTCAGGCATGTATGGAAGAAGGGTGATAGATATTTTAAATTAGCGCACAAGCATTATGGAGATTCCAGAATGTGGTGGGTTTTAGCTTGGTTCAACAAGAAGCCTACAGACGCACACGTTAACAATGGGGATGTAATATTGGTGCCAAAACCTTTGACAACACTGATTAAATATATGAGGAACGTGTAGCATGGGCTGGTTCAGTGATGACGACGAAACAAAACCAAAAGGTAAATATAGTGACGCATGCTTGCTCATGGACTATATTGATGTATTCGCACAGCTAAGCACTGCTGTTTATAACTCAAGCGGCTGGGACAACTTTACGGTTGTCACCACAAACGAAGACTCCGGTGGCGGAGCACATGAGATAACGGCAAAGCTTACCAGCAGAAACGGCTTGGAGCATTTTTTAAACATTTCCCCCGCTGCTTTGTCCGTGCTAGTGCCAAAAGTTAGAATTTTTAAGCTCATTTACGAAAATCAAGAATCGAAACCAATGGAAAAGGAATTGGTGTTTGATGATTTTTATGCCAAGTCTAGAGTAAATTCAATTACAAGCGGTGGCGAGAGACGCATCGGCGGTGTGGGTTTGAAATCTTTTGATTGGGAATTGGCTGGAACCAACCCAGCAGAAGCAGACAAGTGCATCAACGTGAATTGCCAATTTGAGTTTCAGTCGATGCAAGACTTGATAGGTAAAAGATTTAATTCTTTGACGGGAGAAATTTTAGCTGGAGAGGAACTCGGAGACTTGGAAAGCGAAGCATCGTTCTTGGATTTAATCTTTCATTCACCACAGACATCTCAGTCCTTCGGCCCAGAAGCCGCCGCAGCAGAAGCTCGCGGCGAATACGTTCCCAAATTTTTTAGAATGAAGGCTGTGGTTGGCTGGGCAGTGCCGTCTAACTATGATCAAAAGCTTCCCGGCATGACTACCACACAGTCACGACGCCTACGCGCAGAGCTTAAAAAGATGAACCTCTGCCTTATTTTAAATTTGGTTAGCCATAAATTTGACATCAAGGAAAACGGTGGTGTTACCCTAGACATTGAATACATCGGTGCCCTAGAGGAAACAATAAACGGAAACACTGCGAACATCTTGGAGCAAAACAAAATCACTGCAAGGGTGAATGAGACACAGGCAGTACAGTTGGAGCAAGAGAAAGCTAAACTGAGAGACTTCGAAGCGATGGTGGACTGTATCAACTCGGGAGCCATCGGCGGAGGCGCAGATGAGGCAGAGAGATGGAACGAACAAATTGATGATATAAGAGAGGATATCCAAGAGCAGCAGGAATCCATAGACGACTTTAACACTAGCGTCAAACAGCAGATTTACAAGCAGTTTCTCAGCGAGCTTAACGACAGAGTGCTGGCTTTTGATATCGATGAGGATGATATCGAGGATTGGGTTGACTCGTTAGGCTCAGCGGTACGCCCCGAAATCAATACTGTAATCGATGTTGATTCGTTTGGTAGGGGGCTGGATGAAGACGCAGAAGAAGAGCAGCAGGAAGCTGTAGAGGACGCCGCAGATGAAGGTGGCGAAACTAGCGCCGGCGATGACGCCAAAAACTCCGCCGTCGATCCAGAGAAAGGAAGAGTCCATTATGTATACTTTGGTGACATTCTCGATATCGCCTGCAGAAAAGTTAAACCAGATTACAATTCAAATGCTGATCATATGAATATACTTTGCGGTCCTGTCATAGTGACGCACCCTAGAGATAATCGTAGGATTCATATGAACTTGGCAGACTTACCGATATCGTATGACGACTTTCAGAATTTTTTCTTTGAGACGGTTGTGAGGAAGCAGTTAGCCTCATACCCATTAAGATCGTTTATCGCAGACGTACTGGAACGTCTCGTCAAAAAAGTGCTGCAGCCAAACGAATGTTTTGTTGCCAACAAAGAACACAGAGCTATTGAGATAGGAATGAATAGTTTTACAATTGATGAGCGCACGTTCACCGCAGTTGATACTTATCCCGGCAGAGCAAACCTCAGCGAAATGAGCTTGCCAGCCATTGAGGCTGTGGGCGAAGGTGCCGAAGCAGATGAAAATTGCTTGCTGCTATTTCTGAATAGCTATCGCGCTGCTGATTTGAGAGGTGATCCAGCAAATGACAGATCGAAAGGAATATACCATTATCACATCGGCGCCGAAGCTGGGATTATGAAAAAGGCTAGCTTTTCGCGCTCTGACGTACAGGGACTGAGAGAAGCCCGACAAGCAGAGAGTCGAAACCTAGGGCAAATCCGAGACGTATACAACGCCAGTATGACTATGGTTGGTAACACGCTTTACATACCGGGCATGAAAGTTTTTCTAAACCCTCCTTACGGATTAGGGGATCCAACTATCGGCCCACGCCCCGGCTCAGACGGTAAAACCCTAGAGGGTGGCTCGTTAGCAAACCTTTTGGGCATGGGTGGCTATTACGATGTTATTACGGTGAAGTCGAAAATAAGCAGAGGCGGGCAGTATGACACAGAATTGGAACTCATCTATGCGCAGTCCGGCGCCGAGTCGGAAACTATCGCTGCACGCTGCGAAGGGCTATCCGGCACTGTAGAAAGGGATGTCGGTTTTGGTGAGCAGGTGGGCAATGCCTTATCTGAAGTTGGTGATGTAATTACTAGTGCCATACCGGGCTTGGGAGAAGACTAAAGATGGGTATAATCAACAAAAAAAGATATGGAGTTCTAGACAGATTATCTAGAAAGCTGAACAAACGCCCCAGAAGCCTTGACAACAAGACAGTCATGTCCGACGCAGAGATTGATGAAATTGCTAAAAAGATGGTGGAGTCATATGAACATGAGCCCTTCGCCTCGCAGCCATTTAACGATGAGATAATTCCACTAGGAAGCAACCAAGACAGAAGTAAGAAACTTTTTTATCGTAGAAAATATTACAACAGATTCGCTGTGCCAGAGGGCTCTAAAAGTCAGAACGTTTTGGACGACGACGGCGTTGTCGATGATACCTCTAAATATATTGGCGAAAGCCAGTCTGTGTTTCCTCCGTTCCCTAGGCACGACTTTAACAACGATAAGATATTCTATGGCAGAATAGATACAAACAATCGCTCCATATATCCTTCTGAGAAAGTTTTGAAATTGGTGGATGGGACTAAAGATATCTTTTTGGTTAATTTTGTAGCGGAAGCTTTGAATGATATGTTGCGTAAGCTGGAAAGAATGAAGTTGTCTGGGCAAATCTCCACACAAAGTGCTTACTATAATTTTGAATGCAAGAAAGGGTGGACTAGCTTTACTGCCACGCACCATGGCATTATCTCTGCCATGTATGAGCCTTTTGTGGTTAAATATCTCAACAAACCTAAGATTGCTAAAAAAGTGAATTCCTTCGAAAATTTTTCTACCCAATTTATCCATTTTTTGAATTTGCTATTGCCGAAGACACCCATCACTAGAACGAATTTGCAATTAAAGAGAAGTGTTAATCCGTCAATATCTGGCATTGTCTTTGAGATTTCAACCGACATGCATGACAATGATAAGATAAAATATCAGAAGTATATTTTGGATGATTACTTTTTGATAATCAATAGGTTAGCCAATTCCTATGGCTTTATGATTGATAAGAATGCGCCATGGCGCTTCATAGCAGATTTGGAATCGCCCGCAATGAAAGAGAGGCTAGCTGGCAAAGGATTCTCAACACTTCAGCAGATGTTTGACACCTATTACTACAAGACACACTGGTACGACGCAGATGTTCTCAGGAAATACATGACAGAATTTTATGACTCTTATATTGAGGCTTATCCACATTATTCGACTACGGAGAATTGTGGGACTGGCTCGAAAACAAAACTTATCTATAGAGCCCCAAGAGCCGAAAGTCCATGGACAGACAGAAAAGTTTTAGATTTTTATTTTTACGTTAGAGCTAAGGAAGCCGCCAAGGAGTGGACGCAGGTAGAATTTGATACTGAATGCTTCAAGGCGTGGGAAGTTTTTAAGTTTTATAATTTCCGCGCAGCACTAGATTATATTGACGACAGAACAACTCTCCACATCGGCGGTGGCTCCAACCCCGGCATTAGAACGAAAAAAGATGAAGCAGATCGAATATTTTCTAATCATATATCGTCTGATATGCGAGGAAAGTATATTTTTACTTTCTAGGAGGACGTATGCTGTTTCAATCGCTTGACGATAAGAGTGAGTGTGTGGGAATTTATCAAAATGGTGAGCTTTTGTTTGGCGATGATGTAGATTTATCGTCTGGCTTGAGCAAAACTTGGAATTATTCTAATTTTCTGGAAAACCACCCTGACATTGAATATGCTCAGGTTTATTGCAATGGGGAGTCCTTGGATAAAATCTGCCCTAGCCATCTTATCGAAGAGTGGGAATTAATCTCGGGGAAACTTAAGGCTTTCTTGAGGGCGAATAAAATAGCAAAAGTTGACTTAGCTCAAAACTGCTTTTTTGACGTTACACCTCATAAATTTTTAATAAGATTTTGTGAATTAAAAAATGAAATCTGCGAGTGGGTTTTCGACAACTATCCACGCCCAGAAAATTACGAACACATGGCTGAAGTAAGAAAAGTGCTCTGTGATATCAAATATCGTCCTATAAATCTAGACATGACGGCGCTACAGAGATATTACCATGAGCGAAAAGCAAAAGATTTATATATGAAATTTAGCAACAACACGGCATATTGTGACTATAACCAGTATGGGGCAATTACTGGTAGGCTAGGCATGAACAAGGGTTCGTTTCCCATATTGAACTTGAAGAAAGAGTACCGACAGATGGTGAAGCCAAATAATGACTTTTTTGTTGAGTTAGATTATAACGCCGCCGAGGCGAGGGTTGTGTTGGCACTGTTGGGTGTCGAGCAGCCAGAGGAAGACATTCATGACTTCCATGCGAAGACTCTGTATCGTGGATTGTTAACCAGAGAAGAAGCCAAGAAGAGATTTTTCGCTTGGCTCTATAACCCAAGCTCAGAAGATTATCTATCAAATAGGCAGTACGACAGAGAAGAGATTCTGAGCAAGTATTACTTTAACGGACATGTTCAGACTTTATTCGATAGAAAAATTAATTGCGATGACTTCCACGCTTTCAACTACCTTATTCAGAGCACCTGTGCTGATGTGGTGCTGGATAGAATGTGCGATATCTATAAACTTCTGTTGCAAAGAAAGTCCTATATAGCTTTCACGCTTCATGACAGCATCATCATTGACTTTAGCTCAGAAGATAAAGATATGCTGAAAATGATTATAGAAACTTATAAAAATACTAAATTAGGTAATTTTAAAACATCTATATCAGCAGGTAAAGATATGTATAACTTAAAGTTGATTAATATATAGGACTATCACGATGAACGTAATTGGATTAGGAAAAGCAGGTTGTAAAATAGCAGAAGGATTCGAACAACACCCTCAATACACTGTGTTTAAGATAGACGCAGACAAGAGCTACAAAAGGAAGAAGAATTGCTTCTTTGTCCCACCTCAGCCAGCGGTGGAAATGTACGATGCCAGCCCTCTGGATTTGAAAAAGCTTGTTGAGAGTCTGGAGCCAGACGATGAAGTCCTATTCATTGTGTGCGGTTCTGGCAAAATAGCCGGCTGCACTTTGTGGATATTGCAACAGCTTAGAGAGAGGGAGGTAAACATAGCATACATTTGCCCCGATATTACAACCTTAGATAATAAAGCTAAGTTGCGCCACCGTGCCCACTATCACATTCTTCAAGAATATGCCAGATCTGGTGTCTTCAAGAGGATATTCCTGCTGGACAACAATTCCATATCCAAGATTGTTGGCTCAACATCTGTACTTCAGTATTACAGTAAAATAAATGATTTTATTTTGAATATTTTCCACGCCCGAAACGTTTATATTAACAACGATTCAGTTTTCGATACATTTCAAGATGATTTGATTACTACTCGTATTTCAACGTTTTCGTTGGTGGATATGCAAGAGCAGAAAGAAAAGAATTTTTTTGATATAAAAAATGTACATCAAATAAAATATTTTTATGGATTCAATCGTACCACTATAGAGAATGATGACAGTCTCTTAGACAAGATTGTCAAAATCTCGACAGCGCAAGCAACTGACGACACTATTACTTCATATGGAATATATGAATCGCAATATGAAGTTGGGTACTGCTTCGCTGTCAAATCAACAGCAATAATTCAACAAATGGAGTAAGAATGAATATGCGTTACTACAGGGGAACCTTCACCAAGGCAAACGGTGAGCTACGGACTATGTTTTTTGTCCGTCCAGAAGATTTGCCAAATGAGTTCATTACCGAGAACACAAACGGTAACGGAAACCGTCGAGCACTCAAGGAAGGACAGGAAACTGTGTGGGATTTGAAGGTAGGCGGATGGCGGACTTTCAACTGGAAGACTGCCGATATCGAAGAGATTCAAACGTTCGAAACTGATGAAAATATTTTGAATAAATTCATCAAAACAAACGTTTAATAGATAATTACATTTAGCAGGGGAGGATATTTGCTTCCCTGACTTTAGACAAAACAGTCACATATAAAAAGGAGAAAATATTATGGCTATTGACTTTTCAAAAATGAGAGAGAAGCTCCACAAGCTTCAAAACAAAGGCGCCGGAAATAACAATTTCTGGAAGCCACAGGATGGCGATCAAACCATCCGAATCGTGCCTACAGCGGACGGCGACCCCTTCAAGGAGTACTGGTTCCACTACAATGTAGGCAAGAACGCAGGTTTCCTGTGTCCCAAAAAGAACCACGGCAAGGACTGCCCAGTGTGCGATTTCGCATGGCACATTATGGGTGAGGCTAAGCAGAACAATGATGCTGAAACGCTGAAGTTGTCTAAGTCTCTGCTTCCACGCCAGCGCTTTTTCAGTCCCGTACTTGTGCGCGGAGAAGAAGACAAGGGTGTTCGTGTATGGGGCTACGGCAAGCTTGCATACGAGAATCTTATTCAGCTTGTTCTGAATCCAGATTATGGTGACATCACCGACACCGAGACTGGAACCGACTTGGTTCTAAACTATGGCAAGCCCCCCGGTGCATCGTTCCCACAGACAAAGCTACAGCCTCGTCGCCGCACAAGTCCCCTCACCGAAGGCGCGGACGATACCAAGACGCAAGAAATGCTTGATTCTATTCCAGAGTTTAAGGATTTATTTGAAGTCAAGGAAACCAGCGAAATTGAAACTATGCTGGATGGGTTCCTCTCGGGACAAGATACAAATCCCGAAGAAAACTCAAGCGAGACGACAAGGTACAAAAGTACCAGTAATGAAGCTACGGATGTGGACGCTGCGTTCAAGGAATTGCTAGCTAAGTAATGAACCAGCCCACGGGGAGGCACAGGGTTAACAGGTGCCTCACTTTTTTCATTCAGTAGGAGAGACAATGAGAAAGATTATTATTTTACCACTGGTGCTTGCAATCGGCTGTGGTGATAAGGACGCCGAGGACTCCGGCGCCGACACTGCCGCGCAAGAATCAGAAGAGTAAAGAAATTCCACAGGGAGGCACAGGATTATCAGGTGTCTCGTTTTTCACACATACACACAGGAGAAAAAATGAGTGACAACAACAAAAGCGGGTATCAAATCCGCGCAGAAATGCTGAGCGCTGCTGCATGCGTTCTATCCGACAGGATTGCTCGACAAGAACAAAATGAACACTTCTTGGCAGAGAATTCTGAGGACTATCAGCGTAAGGCGATTGAGCCTTATACCACTGAAGAAGTGATTGCGGAAGCTGAAAAGCTTTATGCATTTGTACAGAACAAGTAGTCAGATGCATACACTCTTGGGAGTAGAGTTTAAATACTCCCCTTTTTTTGAATAATAAAACTCACCAATCGTTTAATGAACAGGAGCAAGAATGGCTAAAGCAAAAAAGAAAACACCCACAAAAGGCAAGTTGTCTCTTCAAGATAAGCTTAAGATGATTAACAAGCTAGCAGGCAGTAACGTTGCCTACAACCTTGAAGAAGATAACCCAACAGATGTGACGGAGTGGATTCCAACATCCTCTTTGTGGCTAGACTCTATCATCTGTAGAGGCAAGAAAGCCGGCATCCCCATGGGTAAAATTTCTGAGCTAGCTGGATTATCTTCCACAGGAAAGTCCTACATGGCTGCGCAGATTGCAGCTAATGCTCAAGCGCAAGGCTGTTCCGTTTACTATTTCGATTCTGAGTCTGCTATTGACTCTACCTTCTTGGAGAAGGCTGGCTGTGTGATGGGAGCCCCCGGCGGAGGCTTGGGAGACTTTGCATATATCCAAGCGCAAAACGTTGAGTTTGTGCTAGAGACTATTGAAATGATTTTGGGCTCTGGAGAAGAGAGAAACCTGTTCATCTGGGATTCCTTAGCTTTAACGCCCGCAATCGCAGACTTAGAAGGTGATTTTAATCCACAAAGTACAATGGCAGTTAAGCCTCGTATTTTGTCAAAAGGTTTGGCGAAGTTACTTCAGCCAATATCGAATTCCAACTCCGCTTTGCTGGTGCTTAATCAGTTGAAGGACAACATCACTAGGAGTCCATCCGAAGCACTTACGACTCCCTACTTTACACCGGGCGGCAAAGCACTAATATACTCCTATTCCCTCCGTATATGGCTGACTGGCAGAAAAGCCAAAGCTTCCTTTGTGTATGACGACAAAGGCTACAGGATAGGTTCGGAAGTGAAGGTGAAGCTGGAGAAGTCTCGTTTTGGGACTCAAGGCAGAACTTGTAACTTTAAAATCCTGTGGGGTGACGAGGTAGGTATTCAAGACGAAGAATCA